TACCTCCGCTCTCGACGAGTCCGACCCGCTCACAGGGGGAGGCAAATCTTGATCAATGAGGACAATGCACCTGTTTGCCGGAGCCGGAGGGGGACTGCTTGCAGACCTTATTCTTGGACATGAACCGGTTGTTGCCGTCGAATGGAACGCCTACGCCTGCCAGGTGCTCAGAGAGCGAACAGCAGAAGGATGGTTCCCCGACCTGTGCGTGTACGAGGGAGACGTGCGGTTGTTCGACCCATCCGAATACGCCGGCCGAGTGGATTGCATCCATGCGGGCTGGCCTTGCCAGGATATTTCAGTCGCCGGTCCTGGCGCGGGCATTAAAGGAAAGCGCAGCGGCCTCTGGTCGGAAGTGCGGCGAATTGCTGGCGCGATACGACCGGGAGAGCTGTTCTTGGAAAACTCCCCAGCTATCACTTCTCGGGGGCTCGGAACCGTTCTCGGCGACCTGGCCGCCCTGGGGTATGATGCAAGGTGGATCGTGCTGGGGGCTGCCGCCGTTGGTGCCCCGCACCTGCGTGCTCGGTGGTGGTGCCTTGCAAGACGTACCGACACCGAAGGCAGCAGCGAGCGGGCCGGACTATGCCAGGATGAACCGGGAAGGATCGGGCGGGCACGACTTGGCGACCTGGACGGCTCTATGGCCGACGCCGAATGCAACGGACGGGAAGCGCGGGCCGAACAAACCGAACGGGCGCAGGGGATTAAAGCTGACGGATTGCGACATGAGCCGAGGGCCGATGTGGCCTACTCCGACATGCGGGATGGCGAAGACAGCCGGAGGATGTTCTCAGGAATACATAGACCGACGGAATCAACAAGGGAAAAACGATCTTGCGGAGAAAGCGGTGGACGGGAGCGTGGGTGGTGGGACGTTGAACCCGACGTGGGTAGAATATCTCATGGGGTGGCCGCTCGGGTGGACCGGCTTGAGTGTATCGGCAACGGGCAGGTCCCGCTCCAAGCGGCGGCGGCGTACCTCATCCTGAATGAGCGGTGGACAATCACATGAAAATCATCATCCCGGGCAACGCCGTGGCCAAGAAGAACAGCCAAAGGATAGTCCATGTTGGGCGTCGTCTCGCCTCGATCCGGCCGTCGAAAGCATACGACGCGTGGGAAAAAATGGCCCTGCAATATCTCATGTTGCAGCGGGTTCAGTGGTGGCCCGGGAGCTATCCGGTTGAACTGCACCTGTTCTTTTACCGGAAGACCATGGCGAAATTCGACCTGTCAAACATGATCGAAGGGATCCAGGATGTCCTGCAGAAGGCCGGCGTCCTGCACGATGACTCCATGCGGCATGTCGTGCCGGTGATCGAGCGCAGGCCGGAAGGATACGGGTGGGCGGTCGACAAGGACCGCCCGCGAACAGTAATAACAATCAAAGAAATCTGAGGAGGAGAAAACCATGGATCACTGGAAACATCGAAGCAGTGGAATGACGTGCTACACCTGCATGTGGTTTGTCGAGAAACCGAAGGAGGTATCTCCGGCGGTTGACGAGCCAAACAACACGGTAAGAGCTCGCGGCAATGTCGGACGTTGCCGGCGGCATGCGCCGACGATGAGCGGCTATCCGGTTGTTTTTGAGAACGACTGGTGCGGGGATCACAAATTGAACGAAATGGCCGTGTGAGCAAACTGCCGGTCAGAAGGAGGACCTGATGGAATTGACCAAGGCAGCTGCCGACGTATTGGCCGAACGCCAGCGTCAGATTGAAACAGAGGGCTGGACGGAATCCCACGACAACCAGCACACCGACAGGAGCTTGGCGCTTGCCGGCACGTGCTATGCGAAACATTACGTGGAACGCGCTTGGCTGTTTAACTTCAGAGATGCCTTCAAAGACAGCGCAGAACGCTATCGGACTGACGAGATGCCGGACAACTGGCGCCGCGATCTGGTACGAGCTGCCGCATTACTGATTGCGGAGATTGAGCGATTGGATCGGCAGGAACCGCCGGACACAAGGAGGATCTGAATGGAGATCGTAACGAAACCTGTCAAACACTTCTTCACTCCCGAAGAAAAAGAGGAAATCGCCGTGGAGATGTCGAGCACATCGCGTCGTCAGGATGAACTGGAGCGGGAGAAAAAAGCGGTCATGTCCAGCTACAAGGACAAGATCGACAACGTCATCCTTGAGAACAGGATTGCGGCGCAGAAGTACCACGACGGCTACGAATACCGCAACGTCGAGTGCGAGGTCGTCAGGGACTACAAGCGCGAGGAGGTCCATTACGTCCGCACGGACACCGGCGAAACCATCGAATCAAGGAAGATGGAGCCGGCCGAGCGGCAGATGCAACTGCCTGACGTGGCGGAAACTGTGAACTGAGAAAGAAAAAGGCTGCCGGAATAAGCCCTCCGGCAGCCCCACAACAAGTACAGCAAGCTCAACACTTACCGATACGGAGATTTTATGCCAGCTATCAGAGATTGTCAACCGGATCGGACGCTGGCCGACCGGGCAATAATTGAACACCAGCGCCATGTGATCAGGCTGCTGTCCGAGCACCTGGTCAGTGCAACAAAAACCAACCGCGACCTTTGCCGGCAGCTCGCCGAGGCGCGAAAACCCGACAACTACCACACCGACCTGTTCTCCTATCACGTCGGCAACCTTCGATTGATCCTGAACGACATTGAGCAGAAGGTACCGTGGATGCGGAAGTCATGCGACGAAATGCTCAATCATCTGGTCGACGGCCCCGACAAGGTAGACTTCGTCGAAGTGCGCCGGCGGCACCGCTTCAAGAGGGAGGGAGAGCTATGAGACTGTTGCGATTAACCCTTACCAACTTCAAGGGGATCAAACACTTCACGCTGGAGCCGAACGGAGATGACATTTCCATCTACGGCGACAACGCCACCGGCAAGACGACCATCGCCGACGCCATATCCTGGCTGCTGTTCGGTAAGGACAGCCGCGGCAACGCCCAGTTCGAGATCAAGACCCTGGGGCCGGACGGCGAGGCACTGCACGGGCTCGAGCATACCGTCGAGGGCGTGTTCGATTATGATTTCAAAAATATCACCCTCAAGAAGGCGTACAAAGAGGTCTGGACAAACAAGCGGGGCGCGGCCGAGCGCACATGGACGGGGCACACGACCGATCATTTCGTCAACGGCGTCCCGGTCCGGGAAAAGGAGTATCAGGAGCGCATCAAGGAAATCGCGGCCGAGGAGATATTCCGCCTGCTCACTTCGCCGTCCTATTTCGCGGAGCAACTGCACTGGACGGACCGCAGAAAGGCCCTGCTCGAGATTTGCGAAGGCGTCACGGACCAGGAGGTTATAGCCGCGCATGCCGAGCTGGCGGCGCTGACTGCCGTCCTTGCCGACCATACTCCGGAAGAACGGATGAAGATCGTCAAGGCCTCGATGAAAGAGATCAGCGAGAAGCTCCAGCAAATCCCCGTCCGGATCGACGAGGCGTCGAAGCGGTTTGCCGGCGTAAGCCCCATCGACCAGGGCGAACAGGTAGATATTGCCAAAAAGGCCCAGGCCGAACTTGCCGCGGTCCAGGAGCGGATCGCCGTGGCCGGGACGGCCGGCGAGCTGGGAGAGCTGAAGAAGCAACTGGCCGAGGCGGAAGCGGCAGTTCTGGATATTGAGAACAAGCACCGGCAGAGTATTGCCGAGGCTGCCAAGGACAAGGAAAGTGCGCTGCAACGGCTGTCGGACCAGATGTTTGTTCTGTCAGAACAGCTGCGGAAGGTCAAAGCCGATTATGAGCTGAAGTGCCAGGAAAGACCCACGGACAATCGTAAACAGCTTCAGACCGAGATAGACAGGTTCAAGGCGGAATACTACGAGGTGTACGCCTGGACCTATTCCCCGGAGAACAAAATATGCCAGGCCTGCGGGCAGGCAATCCCGGAGGCCGATAACGCCGAGGAGGAATTCAACAAGCGCCGGGCCACGCGGCTGGAGGAAATCCAGACTGAAGGCAAGAAGCTGAAGGCTCAATATGACGCGTTTGAAGAGACAGTCAAGGCCGAGACAAAGAGGATCGCGGACGAGTCCGCAGTGCTGGCCGAGCAGGTAGCGAAAATCGAGGCCGAGATCGAAGAGGCCGAGGCGCAGCGGGCAGATATGACTAAGGCAATTGCCGCGGCCAGGAGCAGGCCGGTCAACGATTATCCCGGCTACCTGGATGCGGTCGAGCATGTCGCGGCGATCAAGCGGAGCATTGCCGACGCCCGGGCCGGCAAGGACTCAGCGGAGATAGAGCGCCTTGGCAGGGAGAAGGACCGGCTGGACGGCGTCATTTCCCGGGCCCGGGAACGAATCGCCACGGCAAAGATGATGAAGGAGAACGATGAGAGAATCGCTGCGCTGGCCGACGAGGAAAAGCGAATGGCCCTGGAGCGCGGAGAGCTGCAGAAGGAAAAGGACCTGCTTGAAGCCCTGGAGCGGAAAAAAGCCGCGATGCTCGAAGAGAGCATAAACAAGAAGTTCCAGATGGTCCGGTTCCGCCTGTTCAAGGACTTGGTCAACGGCGCGCTGGATCCGTGCTGCGAGGTAACGGTCGACGGCGTTCCTTATTCCTCCGGCCTCAACAATGGGGCCCGGATCAACGCCGGACTGGACATCATCCGGACCCTGGCAGAGCATTACGGGGTGTCCATGCCGGTGATCGTCGACAACGCCGAATCGATCACGCAACTGCTGCCAATGGAGGGCATCCAGGTCATCCGACTGGTGGTGTCGCCCGAGCACAAGGAACTGACCGTCAATTAACCAGCAATCAAAAGGAGATAGTCATGGCTGAAAAAAAGAATAGTGCCAACGCCCAGACGGCCCCCAAGGGGCAGTTCGACCTGGCAATCGTCAAAAAGGGCGTCGTCGATGTCGTGACCAGCAAGGTCACCGAATTTATCAAAAACGGGGAACTTGTCCTTCCCCAGGACTACAGCCCGGAAAACGCGCTCAAAGCAGCGTGGCTGGTCCTGCAGGACACCACGGACAAGGATAGGCGTCCGGTCCTTCAGGCGTGCACCCCGAACAGCATTTCCCTCGCTCTTTTGGACATGATTGTCCTCGGGCTCAACCCTCTCAAGAAGCAGTGCTATTTCATAGCGTACGGCCAGAATCTGGCCTGTCAGCCGTCATATTTCGGATCCATGATGCTGGCGAAACGGCTGGATCCGACAGTGGCCGACTTCGCCTATGAGGTCTACTACGATGGTGACGACCTGGAATACGAAATCGTCAAGGGCAAGAAGGTCATTACGTCCCACAAGCAGAAACTGGAAAACGTCGCCAACGAAAAGATCAAGGCCGCCTACTGCATGGCCCTGGACAAGGACGGCAACGTCCTGAAAACAGAGCTGATGACCATGGAGGAAATCAAGCAGGCCTGGCGACAGTCAAAAATGAATCCGGTCCTCGACAACGGCCAGATCAAAAAGGGCAGCACCCACGAAAAATTCACCCGGGACATGGCCCTGAAGACTGTGATCAACAAGGTGTGCAAGCCGATCATCAACGCCAGTTCCGACAAAAACCTCCTGTTGAAACAGGCAGCCTCCAGGTCAAAGGAAATAGAGGCGGAGGTCGAATTGGAGCAGGAAATCGCCGTCAACGCCAACACCGGGGAGATCATCGACGTTGAGCCGCCTTCAGAGGTAGACACTCAAGACGCCCTGCAGGAAGCGATGGTGTCGTGCCCGGACAACGACGGCGACAAGATGAAGGCATCGTACTGCAACACCGAGTGCCGGACGCGCAAGGGGTGTTCGGCATGGGACGACATTAAGCCCGTTCAACTAAGGGAGAATGCAACTGTAGCGCCTCCTGATCCTGGGTTTTAAGGGGGGGCAGCTATGACAAAGGAATTAAGAATATCAGGCAAGATCCTGGGCGCCCTCAATATGCCCGACGCCTGTCCCCGTTGTTTCTGGATCAAGCAGAAGGTCAAGTCCTTGCCCTTCCAGATTTTCCCCGGCATCTTCATGTCCATCGACGCCTATTCAAAACGCGTCGTCCATGCCTGGTTCGACGCCCACCATTCGGCGCCGCCGTGGATACCCGAGCTGCAGGGGGCCGTCAAATACCTGCCGGTCCCCCACTGGTCAAAGTTCAAGCGGGCCGATCCCGATACCGGGATAACCGTCTCCGGGGCCATGGACGACCTGTTTGTCTGCGAGGACGGAACGCACATCATTCCGGACTACAAGACGGCCAAGTACACGGCCAACCAGGACAAACTCCTCCCCATGTACGAGGGGCAACTTAACGCCTACCGGTGGGTGCATGAGGGGGCGGGGAACAAGGTCCGGTCAACGCCGCTGATCTATTGTGAACCGATTACGGACGACACCCGGAGAGCGTTCGACCCGCCTGCAGGCTTTTCCATGGAGTTTGTGACGAAAGGAGTGCAGGTGGAGATGGATGATGCGTTGATTCCGTTCCTGCTCAGGCAGGCAAAAACCATCCTGGACATGCCGGAACCGCCCCTGGGGGTTGACGGGTGTAAGGATTGCGCGGCCGTTGACGGGCTGGTGAGGGCACTATGAAAGCAATATCACTCTGGCAGCCTTGGGCGAGCCTGATTTCTACCGGAGCAAAGCGGATCGAAACCCGGGGATGGCGTACCGGTTACCGAGGGCCTCTGATTATCTGTGCGGCGAAGAGGCTGGTAAAGGAGGAAATGCTGCACCATCTATGTATCTGGAACATACAGGGCGCATTGGCTCCCCTGGTCGGCAAGCCGCTGGACCTTACCTTTAAGAGTTGGCCGGGAGTAAAGCTGCAAGACATACCCTTCGGGAAGGCAGTTGCAATCTGCTGTCTGGCGGACTGTATCCCGGTTGAGTCCTTAACCGTGCAGAGAATCTACCATTCGGCAGAGCACCATTTCGGGGATTACTCCCATGGCAGGTTCGGGTGGGTTCTTGAGGATATTAAGAGGATCAAAAATCCATTCCCCGTAATCGGTCGGCAAGGCTTTTTTGAAGTCGATGTGCCGGAAAGGATTGAGCTGATACCGGTTTAGCGCATGATCACCATCACCCCCATCGCCAGCTCATCGGCCGGCAACTGCTACCACGTCACGGACGGCAAAACGCCCCTGCTCATCGAGGCGGGGGCCCGGCCGGCCCGGATCCGGGAGAAGGTCGGCAACCTTGCCAGCCTTGCCGGTTGCCTGGTCACGCATGAGCATGGCGATCATTCCAGGCACGTCAAGGACCTGGTCCAGTCCGCAGTCGATTGCTATATGAGCGCCGGCACGGCCGATGCCCTGGGGATCAAAAGCCACAGGATCCACCATGTTCAGGCAGGAAAGATGTTCATGGTCGGCACCTGGGCCGTCGTCCCGTTCGACACGGTCCATGATGCCCGGGAACCCCTGGGATACCTGCTGGCATCCGGCCATGAAAAAATGCTGTTTGTCACGGACACGGCATATATCACCCACCGGTTCATCGGCCTGACGCATGTCATGATCGAATGCAACTACAACGAGGATGTGCTGGCTGCCAACGTCGAGAGCGGGGCCGTATCGGTTCACCAGAAGAAGCGGCTCCTGTTTTCCCATTTTGGCCTTGAGAACGTCCTTGAATTCCTTCGGGCGACGGACCGGTCACGCCTTCAGGAGGTCTGGCTACTCCATGCGAGCAACGGGAATTCCGACGTCGCAAGGATGAAAGCGGCGGTCCAGGGGCTGACCGGGGTGCCGGTCTATATCGCGGATGAGTAAGGAGAAAAACATGAAAGGGATATGTGTAATTTGCCAGCAGGGCCTGGATGAGCAGTACCAGCAGGCAAGGATAAAACTGATGGGCAAGGCCAAGAAGTTGGCCGATAAAAAAGTGGCGGCCCTGGGAAAAACAAGCGAGCAAAGACCTTCCGCCGGAAAGAACGGGGGGACGTATGAGCATGATTTCTGGAGCGAGTTTTTCCACGATGCAATGGAAGATCTGTGGAAAGAAAAGAAGGGGAAGACGGGGAGGTCGTAAGGGTGGCCATAGGCTCCAGTCATAGCCAACGGGCACTAATGGACGAGCGATCGGGCCAGCCTCCGCGCCGGCCAATAATGCGATACCATGGGGGAAAATGGCGAATTGCGCCGTGGATTATTTCACATTTTCCGCCGCACAAAATTTACGTTGAGCCGTTTTGCGGCGCCGCTTCGGTGCTGATGCGCAAGGACCGCTCACACGCCGAGGTGATCAACGACCTGGATGGGAATATCTGTAATCTGTTCAGGGTGCTGAGAGATTCGCGCCAGGCGGCCGCCCTGGAGAAAGGACTACGGTTGACACCCTTCGCGCGTGATGAGTTTCGGAATGCCTATGCGCCGACCGAAGACCCAGTAGAGTTGGCCCGCAGGACCCTGGTCAGGGCCATGATGGGATTCGGGACAACGGCGCTGCGGAAGAACAAGACCGGATTTCGAGCCCGCTCCTACCTGCGGAACCAGACTGGCCCGGTTGACTGGGCTGGATACCCTGACTGTATTTCCGCATTTACGGAGCGACTTCGTGGGGTGCTGGTCGAGAACATGAATGCGCTCGAGCTGATCCCGCGCCACGATACGCAGGACACTCTGTTTTACGTGGACCCGCCATATCCAAGATGCACGCGATCGAGCATTCCCGCTGGCGGGGAGAAGGGTCAGTACCTGCACGAGCTGACCGACAATGACCATCGTGCCCTTGCGGAGGTCCTGCGCCCGTTGCGCGGAATGGTGGTGCTGTCCGGCTATCCTTGCGAACTGTACGACCGGGATCTTTATCCAGACTGGTATCGCGTAGAAAGAGAGGCGCTGGCCGATGGTGGCCAAACAAGGACGGAGGCTCTTTGGCTCAACCATGCGGCCGCAAAAAAACTACAGCAACGGCCCGGGCAGATCAGGCTGTTTAAGGAGTGATGGGCAAAAGCAAACTCAGGGGGGCCGTCGTGTCTGGTGGCATACGGGGGCAACAATGTTTATGCAATCAGGATTTCTGGCCTAAAAGGGCACCTTGTAGAGCTGAACCCTAAAATTCATCATTTGTGCGAGAAAAAGGAGACGGCAAGATGAGAAAGACAAGTCGAAGGTTGACGGCAGTGGAGATTATTTCTCTGGGTAAATGGATTGAGGCTAACAGGGAAAAAGTCGAATACAGGCAGAAAAAAGACATTGCTAATATCCTCAACGCGGAGCACGGCTTAGATTTGACTGCGACCCATGTTACGACCCTCGGAAATGCACTGGGGGTCGACTGGCTGCAGACACGACCCAAAAATAACGAGCCACTTGGCAGTAGTGCCAAAACCAAGAAAATCGCCGCCGCAATCGCCCACCTTTACAGGTGTCTGGGCATGATGGACGAGCTGGACGCGGAGGTCCTGGAGCTGGCTGAAGGAGAATAAAATGGGAGTGAAAACTGGGTCAAAGCGCGGGAAATACAAATCTACCACTGGCCAAGGCCTCAACACGGCCCGCAAAAAAATGACCGTCAAGATGTGCCCGGGCACCGGCGGAAACCCCACAAGGGTAACCAGGTCGGCTTGGGAAAAGGTCTGCGCATACCATCTCAAGCGGAGCAGGGCGCGGCGGATTAAATCCGCCACGGAGAACGACCCGGTCGCCAAGTTCTGCCGGCGGTGCAAGGGGAAGATGTTGCCGCCTGAGCTGCAGATTATAGAAATGCCCCAAGTAAACTGAAATCTCAAGCGATGGAGAAAAACTATGCAAGTAGACACAGGGCACCTTGTTGACATGCGCGAAGCAGCAGTCGAGAAAATCCAAGAACTGTATAAAAAAGGATATGAACCAGTCCCGGATGAGCTGCGGTCAGTGGCAGAGCTTGAATTGATGGGCAAAAAGGAAACATATGTCGGGCTGGAATCTACCGGCAGCCTTTCAAGGTGGGCAAGGAAGAAAAGGGGAAAGTATAACGGCAGGGTAAACCATGAAAGGAACCGAAGCAACAACGGCAACATCGTTGACAATGGCCACCCTCCTGGATGCGAAGCGCAAACTGGAAGCATCGCTGGCCATGCGGTCACATCCACCGAACATCAGGTGTCTGCCGTGGCCGAAAAAGCGGGCAAGGAGGCATCGCCGACGACGTGTGGACAAGAAATGGCTGAAACGATACGGAACCACCATTGATACGTCCGTGGACCAGGGGCAGGTTTATCTTTTCAAGGACCCTTTTTCCGGCCTGCGGTACGCGGTGATGTATCCGGGAACCTACGACAGGTACAGAAGAGCATTGGAGTACACCTATGGGCAAAAACAGCAAAATCGACTGGACCGACCATACATGGAATCCTTGGCAGGGATGCCGCAAGCTGAGCCCTGGCTGCCAGAACTGTTATATGTACCGCGAAAAGAAAAGATACGGCCAGGACCCCTTCACAGTGGTCCGATCAGGATCCTCGACGTTTAGCGCCCCACTGAAGTGGAAAAAGCCTGCCCGGGTATTCACCTGTTCCTGGTCCGATTTTTTTCTCGAGGACGCCGATCCCTGGCGGGATGAAGCCTGGGAGATTATTCGCCGGACTCCGCATTTGACCTACCTGATTCTGACCAAGCGACCGGAGAGCATTAAAGACCGGCTCCCGTCAGGCTGGCCGCTGCCGAATGTCTGGATGGGCGTGACTGCGGAAAATCAGGAGATGGCGGATAAACGGATACCGATACTGCTGAAGATACCGGCAGCCGTTCGGTTTGTTTCGGTGGAGCCGATGCTTGGGCAGGTTGTGTTATGTGAATATTGTAAAAAACAATTTCCGATGATGGATGGCAGACAATCTAATCGGTTCAAATATCACGTTTCTGTTGGGAACTATGGAGACAGGTGCATGATGAATGATATTGATTGGGTCATCTGCGGCGGCGAATCCGGCCCGAATCCAAGGCCGATGGAAAAGATATGGGCAGCGAGCCTACTGAATTATTGCCTTGAGGCTGGCGTGCCCTTCTTTATGAAGCAGATGTCTGGCCGGCAGCCGATCCCTGAATACCTGAACGTAAGAGAATTTCCAAGTGAGGCATAACGAGCAATGAGCAGATACAGGAAAGTCTCGGTCGTTATCTGGAACGACGCAAAGTTCGCTGGCATGTCGGATGACGGCCAGCTGGTTTTTCTCTTTCTCCTGACCCACCCATTCATGACCGGGCTCGGGGCAATGAGGGCAACGGTTCATGGCCTGGCCGCCGAAAAGGGCTGGACATTGCAACGCTTCCAGAAAGCCTTTGGGGAAGGGTTGCAGCGCGGCATGATTAAAGCCGACCCGACGGCGTCGTGCGTGGCCCTGCCGAAATTCATCGCGCACAACAAGCCGGAGAACCCGAACGTGGTGAAAGGGTTTGCGAAAGCGATCGATTTGATCCCCGAGTGCGAACTCCGGCACGAGAGCATAACCGCGCTGCGGAAGGCATGCGAAGAGTTAGGGGAACCCTTTGTTAAAGCCTTTGACGAAGCCTTTGCCGAAGCCTGGCGAAAGAGTATGCCAATACCGGAACCGGAGCCGGAACCGGATCCGTATAAAGGTAACTTGTCGGGCAAAGATGCCCGACGCCATCCCCCCTATGCTGAAATTGTCGCCCATTTGAACAAGCAGGCAGGAACATCATTCAAACACGACGCGGGCAGTACCAGGAATCTGATCCGGGCCCGATGGAACGAAGGGTTTACGCTGGACGACTTCCGGGCCGTCATTGACGCGAAGGTGAAGGAATGGGGGAAGGACGAGAAAATGGTCCAGTATCTCAGGCCGCAGACCCTGTTCGGCACAAAATTCGAGGCATACCTGCAGATGGCCCGTAACGGCGGGGTAATGCCAAGGGGCCCGAACCCGGAAACGCCGGAAGGGAAGAAGCTGGCGGAGATAAATACGATTCTCCGTCTCAAGCAGGCGGCGCCGGCCGACCTTATCGACCGGTATGCAAAGGGCTATTCCGATCCGGACTACCCGGCAATGTTCCGCCGGCTGTCCCAGGAGAAGGAACGGATAATCGAAAAATATCAGGTGCAACGATGAGAAATATCGGAAGGTTAAACTTGATCCATGTGGCAATGGCCTACTGGTCCGCATACCAGGTAACCCTTGACGCCATGGGCGGCCTGCCGGCGCCCCCCTGGCTGGCCGCGGACAACAGCAAGCGGGAGCAGCTGGTAAACGGAGTGATATTCCATACCGAGAATCCGAACGCGACGCCGGCCGACAGTCATGAACACTGGCGCAAGTACATGGAAGCGAGGGGATACCAGTACGGGGACGAATTCAACGTCAAAGAGAAGACGCACCCGGCCATGATCCCCTTTGATCAGCTGCCGCCGGAGATAAAAATCACCCACCATCTGTTTGCGGCCGTCTGCAAGGCGCTGATCCCCTTTGCCAAAAGGGATATAAGGGGGTTGAGATGACAGATAAAGTGCTGACAGTATTGATAGCATGGATAGTATGGGCCCTGCTTGGATGCGTCGTCCTGGCCTTCGTTGACGACGATAGGCATAGCTTGTTCAACTGGGCCATTAAATGCCCTGTCCCACTCGGGTACGAGCTTGTTTTGACACTATGGCCGTTCGTCGTAATTGCGTGGATCAGAAACCGATATTTCAAAAGATGAGGAGAGAGAATGGGTAAAACAGAGCGAATCGCAACCAGGGAAGCCCACAGGCAGGAGGTGATCAACCTGGTCAACTGGCATTTCAACAACGCCATGGCCTCAAAACTCAACGGGGAGGGCGTGATCCGAATGAGTTTTACAGAGGGAGGCTTTGCCGGCGTGACGGACGAGATTGTCCGTCGGAACCCGGGAATGGTGGTCAGGAGGGACGACCGGCTACGGACCCAGGGGGAGCAGGATTATCATTTGCCATAACCGATAAACTCCAATGCTGCTGTCCTGTTGTCAGGGGCCTTGACAAAAACGGCCATATCTTAGATAATTAAGCTGATAGAAAAATTTTGGACGGTTGTTCAGAATTGGCCGCGTGATTGCGCGGACATTTCCGGGCCCGGTTGTTTCAGAGATGGAACGACCGGGCCTTTTTTTTTGGCTTTTTGCCGATGGCGAACTTGACACCCAAACAAGAGAGATTCTGCCAGGCGTACATCAAGACCGGCAACGCCACCGAGGCGTACCGGGCCGCGTATGACTGCGGCAGGATGAAACCGGAGACGGTGAACCGTGCGGCAAAGCAGTTACTCGATAACTCCAAGATCACTACAAGGATCAAGGAGCTGCAGGCGCAGTACATCAGGCAGAACGACCTGTCACCGGACAAGGTGCTGAAGGAGTGGGCAGCTATCGGTTTTTCGGACATCCGGCAGCTGCTCAACGAGAACGGCGGCCTGCTCCCGGTATCCCAATGGCCAGACAGCGTCAGCGCGGCGGTGGCCGCGGTCAAGATCAGGCAGGAACCGACCCAGGGGGACGATCCGCCGGCGGACATCATCGAGCTGAAGCTGTGGCCGAAGACCAACGCCCTGGATGCACTGAGTAAAAACCTGGGCCTGTTCGAGAAGGACAACGCGCAGAAGAACCTGAATCTTGCGGCATTGAATCCGCTCCTGCAGGCCATGATTGACTACGGCAACCGCAAGCAAACGGAAAGGGATGAACAGGACTGAGCGCAACCAATTTTTCAACCAGCTCAACGCCGAGGCCGTCCGCCTGGGCGAGGAGCAGGTCATTGCCCTGCAGCGGCAACTGTGCCGGACCGACCTGTTTTATCTGTTGACCCGAGGGTGCGGCCGTGAAGACATTGACCGGGACTGGCTCTATGAGCGATGCGTCGAGGTCCAGGCTAACCCGGACGGCCGGCTGGACCTGTGGGCCCGGGAGCATTACAAAAGCACCATCATCACCTTTGGCCTGACCATTCAGGACATCCTCAACGACCAGGAGCTGACGGTCGGCATATTCTCCCACACAAAGTCAATCGCCCGCGGCTTCCTGCGGCAGATCAAGTACGAGTTTGAAACCAACGAGCGGCTCAAATACCTGTTTCCCGACATCCTGTATGCCAACCCAAGGAAAGAGGCGCCGAACTGGTCCGAAGAGAACGGAATCACGGTCAAGCGCACCACCAACCCGAAGGAGGCGACTGTCGAAGGGTGGGGCCTGGTGGACGGCCAGCCGACATCCAAGCATTTCAAGCTGCTTATCTACGACGACGTTGTCACCCGGGAGTCGATCACCACGACCGAGCAGATCAAAAAGACCACCGAGGCGTGGGAACTATCCCTGAACCTGGGCGCAGACGGGGGACGGAAACGGTACATCGGCACCAGGTATCACTTCAACGATACCTACAAAGTGATCATGGAGCGGGGATCGGCGATCAAACGATTGCACCCGGCGACGGACAACGGCAAGGCAGACGGCAAGCCGGTTTTCCTCTCTCAGGAGGCCCTGGCCGAGAAGCGGCGCGACATGGGCGTCTATGTGTTTGGTTGCTTTGTGGCTGGCACTAAGGTCCTGATGGCTGATTTCACAGAGAAAAGCGTGAATGAAATCAGGCCCGGGGAAAAAGTAGTCGGCTACGCCAACGGCAGCGGAGGAAAGAGGACGTCACTTGTGCCGTCTGAGGTCATCGCTTGCAGTGAGCGATTGATGCCGGTCGTCAGGATAACGTTTGAGAGCGGCCGCGAGGTGGTCTGTACAGCCGATCATAAGTTCTGGTCTGGCCGTGTTGAACGAGGATACGCTCCCTTGTCGGTTGGAAAGAAGCATGGCTACCTGAGTGGAGCGTGTTCTGTTTATGACCCGAGAGTCGTGAGAGAGCCTGCATCCGAGTTCGACGCTGGATATCTGGCAGGGATAATCGATGGCGAGGGTGGATGGTCAGGGAATACGGTCCACATCCATCAGTCTCCTGAGCACAACCCGATTGTCTGCGAGCTGATCGAAACAACGCTTGGGCGCTGCAGAATCAGCTACCGCGCCGGAAAAGGAAAGAAATCGGCAACAGACTACTATCTGACAGGGGGAAGAGAGCAGAAAATTCGATTGCTCAATCTCATCGGAAACACCGGGAAGTCGGCAAAGATCGCACAGGGCATATTCTCAAACGGCACAAGGAATATCGGAAAAGGGTGCAGGGATCGCGTTGTCAGTATCGAGGCGGTCGGCGAAAGGACTGTCTACAACATTCAGACTGAAACCGGCAATTATATCGCCGAAGGGTATGCGGTCAAGAACTGTCAAATGCTGCAGGACCCCAAGGCCGACCAGGTGCAGGGCTTCAAGCTGGAGTGGCTGCGCTACTACGACACCGAGCCGGACCCGGCGACCGTCAACTTTTACATCGTGGTGGATCCGGCCAACGAAAAGAAGAAGGAGTCGGACCATACGGCAATGTGGGTTCTCGGGCTGGGCCCGGACCGCAACTACTACGTTTACGACATCGTGTACGACCGGCTGAACCTGACGGAACGGACGGCTAAGCTGTTCGAGCTGCACCGGGATTACCTGCCCCTGGGCGTCGGCTATGAGCACTACGGCATGCAGGCGGACGTCCAGCACATCGAATCGGAGATGGACCGCATCGGTTATCGGTTCAATGTCACGCCCCTGGGCGGGAACACCCCGAAACCGGACCGCATCCGCCGGCTGGTTCCCAAGTTCGAGCAGGGGAGGATATGGCTGCCGCGGGCCCTGTGGCGGACGGACTACGAGGGCAAGCGGCAAAACCTGGTCAAGCGGTTCATCGACGAGGAGTACCAGCCGTTTCCGGTGGGGGTGCACGACGACATGCTTGATAGCCTGGCGCGGATCCTCGATCATGACCTGGCTGCGCAGTTCCCACAGGTCCGGAAGCGTGAAAAGAAACTGTCCTGGCAGGACAAGCTCAAGCGGAAGATCGGGCACGACCGATACTCCGGCGCGGGCTCACACATGACGGTGTAAATCATGGCCGAAAAAGGATTGACCACGCCAGAGAAGACAGGCAGCAGGGACGACGACGGCAGGCTGGCCCGGTTGAACTGGGAGCGCTACGAGTACGGCAAGACAGCCGGCCACGACGCCTACATCGCCACGGCCAGGCGCAACGAGGACTTCTACCTGGGCGGCGGCCTGCAGTGGTCGGAGACGGACCGGCAAGCCATGGAGGCCGAAAAGCGGCCGATGATCGAGCTCAACCATATCATGCCGGCGGTCCACACAGCCCTGGGCATGCAGCTCCATTCCAGGGTGGACATCGCGTTCCAGCCGCGGGGCGAGGGGGCGGACGAGAAGACGGCCGAGGTCCTTTCCAAGGTCATCATGCAGATTTCCGACCAGATCGAATACCACTGGAAGGAATCCTTGATGTTCGAGGACGGCGTGATCGAGCAGCGGGGCTTTCTCGATTTCCGCGTCTCCTTCGAGAACAACTTCCAGGGTGAAATTGTCTGCGAGGAACTGGACCCGCTCGACGTGCAGCCGGACCCGGACGCCAAGAGCTACGACCCGGCCGGCTGGGCCGACGTGACGGTGATCAACTGGTTGACCTATGACGAGATCGCCGGCCGCTACGGCGAGGACAAGGCCAGGGAGCTGGGCCAGGCGGCCGACCTGTACTTTGACTCCGACCAGTACATGAACCGGCCGCATTTCGGCGACGACGCCGACGGCGAGGGCCTGTACCAGGGCTGGGTGGAAGAGGAAGAGCGGACCAAGACACGGCGGTACATGGTCCTTGACCGGCAATACTGGAAACGGAATCTGGAGGACGTCATCGTCTACTACACCGGCGAGGTCAAGCCGGTTTCCGGCATGACTGACCGGCAGATTTCCCAGGCCCTCGAAAGCGGCGCGGTCCGCTCACGGCTGCAGGTTAAGCGGGTGCGCTGGACAGTCACCTGCGGCCGGACGGTGCTGTTCGATGCCTGGAGCCCGTACCGGACGTTTACGATCATTCCCTACTTCCCGATATTCCGCCGGGGCCGGACCCGGGGCATGGTGGATAATCTGCGCTCCCCGCAGGAGCTGGAGAACAAATCCATTACCAACACCCTGGAGATCCAGAACACGGTCAGCAACTCCGGCTACGACGTGGAAGAGGGCAGCCTGGCCAACATGGAACCGGAGGACCTGGAGAAGTACGGCAACCGCAACGGGCTGGTCATCGTCTACAAGAAGGGCTCGACCAAGCCGGAGAAGCGCCGGCCGTCCGATCCGCCCAGGGGCGCGGAGCTGCTGACCGACCGGGCCGAGTTCGCCATCAAGACCATTTCAGGGATGAGTGACGCCCTGCAGGGGCAGAAGGGGCCGGAGGTTTCCGGGGTTGCCATCCAGTCGAAGCAGTACCAGGGCGAAATGCAGATGGGGCGGCCGTTCGACAACCTGGCACTGACCCGGCGCATGTCCGCAAGGAAGATGCTGGAGCTGGTGCAGGGATTCTACACCGAGGAACGGGTGATCCGGATCGTGGACCCGGTGACAAATAAGCTGCAGGAAGAGATTACCATCAACCAGGTGGACGAAACCGGCGGGATCCTCAACGACGTGACCATCGGCCGCTATGACGTGGTTGTGTCGGATACGCCCACCCATGCGACGTTCGAGCAGAACCAGTTCGACCAGCTGGTGACCCTCTTGGAGAAGGGTGTCGCCATCCCGCCGCGCCACCTGCTCCTGGCCAGCACGATAGCCAAGAAGCACGAGATTGCCGATGAGATGCAGGCCATTGCCGAGTCCCAGGGCAGTAGCGAGCTGGACGACGCGACGGCCGAAGAGAAACGGGCGAGCGCCGAACTGAAGCGGGCCCAGGCCCGGAAGGCGGATACCGACGCCACCAATTCGGCGGTTGACGCGCAGTATTCGGCGATCCAGACGGCCGGGGTGATCGAGCAGACGCCGGCAACGGCTGGCCTGGCTGACAGGCTGCTCCGGTCGGCCGGGTATGTCGACCATGACCAGCCGCCGATTGTGCCGGAGTACACCGGCGGACCGACCCCGGCGGCGTCCATCGACTATGGCGCCCCTGGGGCAAACACCAATCCGACCACACCGGCGCCGGTCCCAGTGCCTGACGGCGCGGCGGTGGGGGCAAACAGAGGAATCGAGACACAGGAGTTTGAGGAATGAAAACATCGGAGTGCGAAGAAAAAATCAGAGGTTTGTTGCTGGACGACATTGAAAGTGCCGACAACGTGGAGAAGAGGGCAGAAGCCGTTCGGTCCTATGTCTTATTCATGGAAATACACCGGCGAGCAAAAAAAGAAGACTGACAATGAAATGTCCACGGCAACAGTGCAACGGCACCATGCGAGAGGGGAAGGCGATAGGCCATAATCCTGGCAGCACTAAATACCGACCGCTGCAGACCATCAGGGGGATCAGGGACGTGGAGCTTGTTGACGTGCTGAAATGCGACGTGTGCGGGCATTCGATTGGGTGGCATGAGGTGTTGACTCTTGCACGAAGAGGAGCCAGTGAGCTTTTAGACAAGGTGTTGCACCTTCCGCAGACAACAATCCACGACTTGGATGTTGCAGCGCAGATGCTCTCCGAGGCAAGAAAAAATAATAGCGACGACAAATACATGGCCGAGGCGTATCTCAGCATTGGAGAGAAAATAATGCAAAGAATCAGCCGGCGTTACTGGCCGGCCAGGACACCGTATCAGATTGTAGAGGCGAGGCAATGAACGACACCCATGGAAGCGCGAAAACACCGTGGATAGGGGTCGACCTCGACGGCACCCTGGCGGAGTATCATGGCTGGAAAGGACCAGAACATATAGGGCCGCCGGTTCCGCTGATGGTGGAGAGGATACAACGGTGGCTTAACGAGGGCATGGATGTACGGATCATGACCGCCAGGGTATCTCCCGGCAAGGACGATTCTGAAGTTTGTGCCAAAGCTATACGCCAATGGCTCATCAAGCATATTGGCCAGGACCTGCCGATAACTCATGAGAAAGACCACTGCATGGTCGAACTGTGGGATGACAGGGTTGTTCAGGTAATACCGAACACGGGAATAAGAGTAGATGGTCAACGCTGACCTGAAATAAAGCGATTCAGCCCCGCTGAGAGGCGATGATCTCAGCCGGCGCCGCCTGCCGATAGGGAAGGGCGAGGGAGAAGAAGGCAATGGAATTTGAGTTCGATGAAGAAAT